TGCAACACCTCCAAAGTTAAGTGCTGTTTCTGAGTTAACGGTGTTCAACGAAAGAGGATTTTTTATAACATTGGCACTTAAAGCCAAGTTTATTGTGAACGGATCAATTACACTTTTGTTAATTAATTGTGAACTAACTTCCAAAGCAGAGCCATCAAAATTAAAGGCTGAGTTCCTAAAGATAGGACCATAAGTATGTGATAATATATTCGCACCGCCTTTAGTGTAATTAGTCGCCAAATTCTCTGGAAACGCTGCATTATCTGTTGCACTAAAGTAAGCGTTATAGGTGTTGTAAATATAGTTTACGCCCTTCTGATTTCTTGTTCTGCGATCAAGCTTCTGAGAATAATACTTATCTGGAGCGTCATCAGGTAACATGTTTGAGAAGCTGGTTATATAATCAACCCATCCGACAGATGCATCTAAGACATTGCTATTAGCACTAAGAATATCTCTGGCTATCTGTCTCTTTTTCTCCTCATTCAACATGAAGAATAGTTTTACCTCTTCGGGTATTCTGTCTCTTCTAACAAACATATCACACGATGAGAAATTAAGTGTGTCATTTGATCTACAAAGGAAGGTATTTTTTGAAGGCACACCAAAATAAACATCGGGAATCGTGGAGAGGCTATTGCTGCAATCCAGTCTGTAAACTCCAGAGAGGTTATCGGCATTTGGGGTTGCGAAGCCAAAGGAGCTAGGGATAAATCCTAACTTCACAAAATCAAAAATGGCGTTTGATGTAGTTACATTACCCAAAGCATTATAAAAACTAGGCATGTTACTTCCTGATCTATTGAACCACTCTTTCTGATCTATGGCGTTGTAGAAATTTCTTCTTCTTAGGGAATACCTAGGAACACCACTAGCAACAGGGACAACTTGATCAGTTGCAAAAATCGAACTGGCGTAAAGAGACTGGCCTCCTCGATAATTAAACTGCGACCTTTTGAAGGTCATCTTGTCTTTATGTGATGTCCAAGTTTTCTTGAGGTTGTCTGTGAAGTCTGGGTAAATCTCGCTTCCATGTCCACCGTATCTTCCTCTATCGTAAACGCCGCATACCTCAGCGTTAGAAGTTCCATAGTTTGTAAATCCCACTCTAACGGATGGGCAAACATGATCTAAACCAGAGGCACTTTCGGCGGCTCCTTTAGTGAATCTAACTCTAGGAATGGCTTTTGCAGGAGAAACATCATCAACTATGGTCAATGATTGCAGTATATCGGTTGTAGTGTGTCTTCCAGAGGCGTCTTGAAATACATCATCAGTGAACTCTCCTCCGCTAACTGTAAAATCATATGTTGATGATTTACCGTTCCACAAAGTAAGGTAATCATACTGATCATCTTTGTACTGACCAAAAACCTCTCCCTGGTTTGGTGGGTAATGTTGTCCTGATGTATAGAAAACGAAAGAGTTGCCTATGTATATGTCAGTCTTTGTGCTCCCCTTGATTACAAAAGTTTCAATGTACTCAATCAAAGAATCAATTAAAGTAGAATCAACGCAGAAGCTTTTGAGCAAGATTCTTAATAGCGATAATAATTTTTCATTTATTACACAGTTGGCATAAAACTTCTCTTCCTCCCAAGGAGGTAGGTCGAAGTCTCTGTTTCTAAAATTAAATACAAAGTTAGGATCTTGAAGTATATCAATGTCGATTGCTGAATTAGGATCAAACAAAATCTCCCCTTGTTCTCCGTAAACAGCAGTTGTCCAAGAGTTAGCACCTATGTTAACGACAGGCCCAAACCAAGCCTTCCCTGTAATTAACCTCGAAACCCTAAAAGGTTCGTTTCCAATTATAAAGTTATCAGGTAATTCTTGAACCAAATATTTTAGTATTGTATCTACGGCAACTCTAATATTGTAATCCTTATCCGAAGGGCTGTATACATCTGCTCCGTGAGAAAAAGCTTTCTCTTGTGTGTATGTTTCAAAATCAAACAGATGAGATCCTGTTGCTAGGCAGTAATAAATGAGATTAGGTAGATAGGACTCATATAGTTCTGTTACTGCCGCACTAGTGTTGATAGGGTTTTGTGGAATCACCGCATTTAAAGCGTCTATTAAACCTTGTTTTGTTCCTTTTTTTCTGTAAATTAGAGGAGCGTTGCGTAGCTGGTTTCTCCATGACTCCTCATTCCTACCATACAATTTCCAGCCGATTAAATTAGCTAATAAAGGCAGGTATTGTGCTGGGCAATCGTCTATTGAGACTAAATCGCCTATGCCCTCGACCTGATCATTAATGTCATACATCCCCAAAGATGCGCCCTTTAAGAACTTGTGGAAGGGGCCAGCCTCTTCGGTGCTGTTCAGTAGCGTGGTTGCTGATGCATATGTTTGGAATGCATCTTCAACTCTTCTATCATCTTTGTCTATATTTAAAGGCGAATAAATTACATCAATAAGTGTGTGTAACTTATCTAAGTTCTGTGTTCCGCTAGTGTAAGAGCCTGAGTCAGACTTAAACTTTTCTGGAATCAACTCAAAAGGAACTGAGGATCCTTCAAAGTTTTCCCATAAGTAAGTCTGATAATCCTTTATCGCGTCATTTAATTTATATGGTTTATCATTCCATAAAGTATTTACGATAGAAGATGCGACTAAAGTAGACGGGGCAAGCGATCCTCCTGCTGGGGCACTAGTGTTAAGAAAGTATAACCAGTTAAGGTTTGATATAATATACTCTGTTGTTTCTAGTTGGCTTCCCCCGAAGTATGAAGAGGTGTCGGTTTTTATGTTAGAGTTATTGAGGTAAATCTTAGGGAGTAAGGTCCCACTTACATAATCACCAAAATCAGATGAAGTTTGAAAACTAGATAATTTTTGCCCTAAAGGTTTTAGAATCTTTCTTTGAAATTTTTCTGGCGTTATATTTGTTAATTTGTTCTGCTTTACGAAGAACTGAGAGAAACCATTTATGTTATCAATAGAACTGTAAAGGTTTGATCCTGTTAAAGCAGAGGAACTAAGTTTTAAAGTCTCTTGTATATTTTTAGCTGAAAGAATGTGGCTGTTGATTACGAGATCAGTATCTTTTACTTGAGATCCACTTACATCGAAATCATCATCCAAATATAGATTTGGAGTTATGATCTTTACTGCATCAACAAAATTTCTTTTGTAAAAATTTCTAGCCATTATATAAAGGTTACATTAAGTGTTAAGTTATTTAACTGTATTACTTCATTAAAGTTTACGACAACGGGATCCTCAAAGTTGTCTATTGTTGAGTACCTAACCTCATTAATATCATAGATTAATCTATTTAAGTCTTGTGGAGTAAACTCCTTACCAAAATCAAAATTAGCGTATGAAAAGTGATTTCTTATTAATGTGGAAACAGAGACTTTTATCTTTTCTTCAAAATCTCTAAAAGCCTCATCGCAGAAAACGGTAACAACTAAGTCTAAAGTTCTAATTAATCCATCAACAACATTAACTTCATCCGTTAACATTTTTTTGTTTTGAATAGAATTAAGAAGATTTACTTTATACTCTACTGTTGCTTTCTGTAATTGAATTGGGTTAGCTTTTTGTAAGACATATAAATCTATCATATTTGCAGATGAGTATGCTTTTCTAGTTGAAACGGTGCCTATGGCTTGACCTCCCGTAGGGCTAGAATACCTAGAAACATAAGCTTGATAATCCTGCAAAGTAACTAATCTGTCCTGCTGCTTAAATACTAAAGGTCCATACCTTTTTGCGTTGTCAATGGTTTCTGCATCTAATCCTCCTGTTGCCACGCTGGTGTTCGTTACAGTTCCCGTGCCCTCACTTGTAGTTATTGGTGCATTAATCGTAGCTCCTAGAATGTTGCCCCTAGATCCTCCACCAACTCTGTAAAGAACCCTGTATGCTGATGAATTTGGAGGTGATGATCCCACAACCCCATCACCAAATCTCACTGTGCCGTTGAAGTTATCATCATATGCAACATCAAATATTCGGTCTGTGGGTCCTGAGGCGGATAATATATTGTCTACTTGTGTGTAAGATCCACCATACGATCCAGAATCGTTTACAAAAACCTGCACACTGTTTTCAATCACAGGTCCTTGAGTTAATTCAATCGTTTTAAATACTTGCGTACTATCAAACAAACCAGTCTCTTGAACTAATGTTCCTTCTAATAAAGCTAAATTAGTCCACTCTGTGGGCGAGGCTGTGTCAGTGGACTCCCCAGCGGTTAACACTAAGTCTGCTGAATTTGAAGACATGGAGGCAACTTTACCATTGCTAGTTTTATATAAGGTAAACTGTAAATCTCCACCATCCAAAGGGGAAGTTATAGAAAATACACGGTTTGGGCCTGTGATGGTAACATTTCCCCCAGCGGCATCCCTTAAAACTAACTGGGCGTTGGCACCAGCAGATGTAGGACCTTTAAGGTTAATTCCCACTAATCCTAGGATTTTTCTAACATTGTCTCTATTTTTTGCAGTAGATAAAAAGCATTCGTTAGCTAAAGCGTCAGCTTTAAATGACATTACAGACCCCATGTAAGCTACCAACTCAGTGAACATAACGCCGAAATCTGACTCAGAGAAGTTTTGGTAGTCCTCTGGGTAGACCGCTTTCATGTAGGACAGAAGTGCATCTCTAAGGGACATAAAATCCGTAGCTGCATAATCAATTAAATCTTTTTTATTAGCAAACTCATCTCCTGTCGCAAGCAGTTTTTGAAAATCAGATTCTGCTGTAGTGAAAGGTATTTTCGTTGCCTCTTCGTAACTTCTAGTCATAATGTAACCTCCACAGTGCCTATTTGAGTTGAATTAGTTGGTGACACCACTAATTGTATTTTTAGTCCAGGTAAGCCCAAGCCATGAACATTATCGCCTTCTTCTATCTTAACATCTCTTACGGTAACTTTTGGTAAGTAAGTGGCGAAACCGAAATAAATTTCTTCCGTTATAGCCTCTACTAAATCATCTGTAATTGGCTCAAACAAGAATTTTTTAAGGGAAAGTCCGAAGTTAGGAAGCATCACTCTCTCCCCTCGTTCGGTCCTAATGAATTGAGAAACTTCGCTTTTTAGTAACGAGAAACCTTTCGTTTTAACAAAAATACCCTTAGCTGAATTATTCTTGTCATACAAAGGAAACTTTACACCAAAAGTCTCAGGGTCATCTGAAACATTAATTATGTCAGCTTTTATCTTAGAATCTGGGGTTTTTCCAAAAATTGTGGTTGTCATGTTACTATGTTCTTAAAGAATCCTTTTTGTGCGTTATAGTTAGTCCTCACCTCAGAATTAGATAGTGGTTTTGCGTAAAACTTCACACTTCCCACATAGCCGTTTAAGCCACTGCTGTAGCCATGTCCTGTCCCCATGAAGCCTCCTGAGCTTGAATCCGCAGCGACAGGAATTCCATCAGTCCAACCACCACCCAACATCCAGGGAGTAAAGAAAGCATTGTTTCTTGGACCATTATCAAAATAATTGGTGTCCTGTCTCTGTCTGACAGTTGTGTCCGCATAATAGAAGCTGCTAACCTCTGAACTTTCTGGTTGAATAAAAGTAGGCAGTCTAGGGGGTTGGCTCTTTCTAGTTCCAAAAACTTT